CGCCCTTCCGGTCGTTGTCGCTCATGCGCCGGGCTCCTGCTCGTCCAGGTCTTTCTCCCGTATCTGGCCGGAGTTCATGCGCGCCGTCTTTTCGTCCTCGCCCAGGAACTCCACGCGATACTCCCAGGCCTCGCGGATACCGGCGTTTATTTCCTGGATAAACTGCGCTTTTCTAGCGGCCTTATCCTCGATAATCGAGTCGTCGAAGGTAACGGATACCTCCTTGAACTTGCCGCCGGAGAGGCTGGCGATAGCCTCCACCATGCCGACCAGGGCCTCGCGGAGGGGTATCTGGTGTTTCTGGACGTTCTGGTAGAGTTCCGACTTCTCGGAGATAACGGCCGTCGCGGTCTGGAGGCCTTGGCCGTCGTAGCGGTAGCGGTCGTTGCCGAGGCCGCACTTATCGGAGAACAGGGCGAGGACGCGATTAATCCCCGAGACGTGCATATCGGAGCGGATTTGCGGCTGGACAAATTCCATTTTCGCTTGGTCGTTCGACGCCTCATAGACGTAGAAAACCGTATCGTCTTTGTCGAAGATAGGCCGCTTCGTTCCGTCCGCTACCTGCTGGATTTGCGCGAACTTTTGAGGGACGAGGATACGCGACCGCCCTATCTGGAAGTCGTTTATCATGGAGTCGAAGATAACGTCGCAACCTTTGGCCGCGTCTAGCGCGTTGGCGAATACCGAGATACCGAGCGGCTCCCGGAAATCTACGTTATTAACGATATTCGGCTTTATGATTTGGAACTGGCGCGCCGTGGTCGTATACTCGGCGAGCAGGTTCGCCGGCAGGGCGACCTCCTTCCCCTTCTTGTCTACGAGGAAGTTCTCGACCTTGCCTTTCCGGTGTATCTGGATATAGTGTAGCGGCCTGCCGGCCAGCGTTACCTCCGAGGCGAAGGCGCACTCGGTTATCTCGCCGTTTTCCACGGTAACGGGAAACACCATGTCGGCCTCGACGTAATCGATAACGACTTTATCCGAGGCGTCCTTCCATTCGACCAGCGCGCCCGTGCCGAGGGCGAAGGCCTTTTCCATTAATTGATTACCCCGGCTCCAGAACTTGTTAGCCTTGAGGGTCTCGTCCAGCGTCTCGGTGAACTTCTTGGAGTCCGTGGTGATAGTTACCTTCTCATTGAGGAGCAGGTTCGCCCAATCCTCGGAGGCCTTCTTCGGCATACCGAGGGTAAGCCGCCGGTGGTTGACGCGCTTCTGTCCGTTGAACACGGCGAACTCGTGGAAGTTCTTAACGTCGCCACGATACCAGCCGCGCCACTCCTCTATCCGCTCGCGGTATGACTCCGAGACCTGCGCCCCTTTCTCCTTGAGAAACTTTAATACGTCTTTCATTTTACGCGCCTCCTGCTATCAGTATTTCCGCCACGGGTTCGAGAGCGTATTCCATGCCGTCGAGTATGTCGATATTCGCGCTCTTGCCGTCGTCCAGGCGTTCGTCCTCTTGTTTCTTCGAGTTCCAGACGGCCGCCTGCAACGCGCCCAGAACCTCTACACAACGCCGCATGACTTTGAACCGGCCGCGCCCCATGAGGGAATTTACTAGCCGGATACGGTCAACGATTTTACCCTTTATGGCGTTGCGGATATCCACGCCCAGCCGGGCCTTGAGCGCGGCGGCCTCCAGGCCTGCCTTGAGCGTCTGCTCCGCGCCGTCGACGTAGACCTCGTAGACCTTATATTTCGCCTGTTGCTTTTCAACGAAGCGGACGAAGTTCTGCTCTAGGACGTCGGGGGTCTTTATCCCCTGGTCGAAGTTCTCGTCGATAACCACGGGGCCGTCCTTTGTGATAGCCACGGCCACGAAGGCGTCGCCGGACTTGTTGCCGCCAAAGTCAACGCCAATTATTACATATTTTACGGCCGCAGGGTCTACCTTGTCAATGAGTATCGACTCCGGCCGCGTTACTGCCGTAGGGTAGATTACGCCCTCGGCTTGACACCAGAGGCCCAGGATAAACCGCTTAAAGTAAACCGTCCCGGCGTATTCGTTGCGGAGGTTCTTCTTATAGTCGGCGTCCAGGTAAATGTTATCGTCGAGGAGGAACTGCCAGGTCTTGACGTCCAGTTTCGGGTTATCGATAAACTGCGTTTTTATGTAGTGTTTCGGATACTCGGGGTTACAGGTGGCGTATAGCCGCGCGCCAGGCAGGGACAGGCGGCCGAGGAGCATACGCACGAAGGACTCGGGAATGGTGGTTATCTCGTCGACGTATGAGCCGCCCAGCGTTGCGCCTTGTATCTTCTCGTCCGAGCGTTCGTCGTTTGCGCCTTCGATATGAACCTTCCGGCCAAAGAGGACGCCCTCCTTCGTGGAGAGGTTATACCGGAAATTGTTTTTGCCGACCTTCTTCCGCAGGAGGTTTAAGCAGTTGCGCTTGAGCGAGGTCAGCGTCTTGCCGACCATGAGAAACTCGTAGTCGGCAGGGCAGGACGCCACAAAGAGAGCCCACTTCCAGAGCGAGACCTCGGTCTTACCGGAGCGAATGGAGCCCTCCAAAAAGTTAAGCCGGCGGTCTTTCGCCAGCATGAAGGCTAATTGTTTCGGGGAGAGGAACGGGAGGACGGCGGCCGGGTTTGCCGGTAAGGCCGGGGCCGTGGTCATTTCTGCGCGCCCTTGAGAAACGCCAGGAGGGCCGCCACCTGGCCCTGGTCGTTGTCCTGGGGCTTGTCGTCGAGTAGGTGGAAATGCTTTGCGAGCGTGTTCAGCGCGTCGCCCTTGTTCCAGAACCTAACTTTTTTCGTCTGCTTTCGCAGAACTTTGACTACCTTCCCGTCCAGCCCCATATCTGCCGACTCGTCAACGTCGAACCCGGATATCGCGCGGCGCACGTTTACCGGCATATCCTTTATCGGCTTGAGCGTCCCGTCGTCGTTGAACGCCTCGCGGATATCGCAGAGCGCAATCCGGCCGAGTTCCCGGAGAACGTCGGCGGCGCAGACCAAGGCCTCGTCCTCGGCGCGCTTCATTAACTCCTGGATTTTGTTCTGGACTTCGACATTCTTCAACAGGCGCGAGCCCTGGGAGTATGCGGTTTTGAGGGAATATCCGGCACGTTTAGCGGCCTCGGTAGCGTTGAGGTCTTTAATGTATTCTATGGCGAAACGTTCGCGGCGGTCGTCCTTCATAGAATAATTATAGTAGAGGGGTAGGCGATAGTCAACCTCCGGGCCTGGGGGTGGCAGGCCGAGAGGGGAGGTTATCCGGTGGGGCTACTTTGCGCCTGTCTTACGAGGGAAGCGCACGGCGCGGCTCATGGCGGCGACGTTAGCCATTACGGAGGCGAAGAAGCCTCTCTCGCGTATATTCTTCTCCTCGAACGCCATAGCCGCGCTTAACTGTCCGTGTCGGCCGCCGCTGGCGAGCATACCGATAGCGACCTCTCTCTGTCTGCGGTGGGCGTTGCTCCTGTTCTGGTGTCTCTTTCCTACGGGGTGGGTCATTGGTTCCTCCTGTGATTTTAACTAGATTTACTTTCCCTGCTCCGTGGGGCGGGGCATATACTTGTAAATCACATCTTGCAAGACATTTGCGCTGATGATTGTATGTGTTGCGCGTGAAACAGATATCATCTTTTCCAAGTCAATGAAAAGTTTTTTAGAAACAAATATTCTGCCCTTCGCGTACTCTCTGTTATATTTGGCAATCTCATCTTTCCGTGTTTCCCTGTACTGTTTAGCCTTTAGGTTTACCTCTGCCCGATGCGCTGCCCTGTATGCTCTCCTATAGGCGTTTATTTCTTCCCTGTGTCTGTAATACCTTTCTAATTGTGGAGTTCTGTGTTTCATTTTTTTACCTCCGTTCCTACCGTTTCAAGATATTTAACCACGATGTTCCTCATATACCAGATAACTACTTTCTTATGCACCCATTTTCGGCTCAATATAAATTGATTGACGGCTAGTAATCTTGAAAAGAGGAGCAGCTTCCAAATTCCTGTAGCGATATATACATACCACAAGCAGAAAATAAAAAAAGAAAAAAATATAACAATAAATATTTTCATCTCCCTCCTCCCTTACCAGTATCATCCAGTCCCTCTAAATAGGCACGGGCCTTGGCTTCGGCGGCAGCGTAGGTGGGGGCCTCAAATCCTTTCCAATTACCCTCTATACCTTCTTCGTCTTGGAACCTAATCCCTATTGCCCATCTATAATCCCCGTCTGATTTCCCATCTATCCGGGTTATAACATACCCCTTCCTATCAGCCAACACCGCCAGCGGCTCCTCTACCTTGGCGTGGCGGGAGAGGATGGCGTTAATCTCGTCGTGGAACATATCATACATAGCCTTTTGGCCATTTAGATAAGCGCAGGTTATTCCATCCACCCCAGAAATATCAACGGGTTCTTTGGGATGGCGGATTAATCCCCTCAACTCCTCCACCAGTTTATTGTTCATTTCGCCTCCCGTTGCGCGCGCCGCCGGCGAAGTAGAGCAGGCCGAGGACGGACTTCGCTACGGCCTTGAAGGCCTTACGCCACCACGGGACGAAAGCCTCCGGCGGCTTCGTGTTACCGCATACCGGGCAGGCCTTCGAGATAGCGCGGACGACGACCATTTTAAAATGACACTTCGGACATTCTGCGAGCATAGTTCCTCCTACTTTCTTTTAGGTTTGCGCCGCTCGAAACACGGGCAGGCCTGGTTATGACGGGACATATCGAAGCCGCGCGAGCAGACGCGGACGCTCTCCCCGTCGATATAGCGGTAGCGTATCGAGACACAGAGCGATATCGGGATTTTCCATTGAGCCCATTTGACGCGCCTCTCGTAGTCGCGGCAGGCGTCAGAGCATTTAAGCCCGTCGCGGCAGGCCTTGGCCTTGCGGTCGAAGTTGGAGCAGGAGCGACGCTTCATATTACCAGGCCTCCCCGTCCGGCTCTTTAGCCAGGAAGGCGCGCGCGTCGCTCTCTGCGCGATTGCGGACGGTGGAGAGGGCCTCTACCTGGTTACGGCGGTCGGCTATGAACGTCTCCAGGCGGTCAGAGTTGCGCTTGCTCTGGCCCTGGAGGCGTATCGTCCAGCCTCCGAGGACGTTCTTAAAGTCCGCGACCACGCCCCAGCCCTTGCGAGCGGCCAGGAGGGCGAGTTCCGGGAAATGCGAGCCGCTCATAATTGACGATACTCCGCCTCGACGCGCTTTATGACGCGGCGGAGGCTCGGCGCGGCCTTCGGGTTCCCCTCGGCTATCATTAAATGACAGAGCGAGAGGGCCTCTACCAAGGGCCGCCCGAAGAACTGGAGGGCGTCGGCCCTGCCCGTGTTCCCCTTGTGGATAAGGACTCCGTGGAAGTTCTCCGGGACTCCGTCCGCAATAACCCCGGAAGGCGTCCCGGCGGCCCGTGGCGCGGCTTTGGCGGTCTGGGCCTTGTCCTTGTTCGGGGTGAACTCCTGGGCCTCGTAGGCGAGTTTAAGGCGTAGCCATTTAGCCCTCGCGGATATGGCGCGGCGCAGGTTCTGGCCGTGCCGCTCCTTCTCCCTGCGGCCCTTGACGTCCCGGAGCAGGCAGAGGAACGAGGCTCGCGCCTTGTCTACCTGGTCGAGCGTGATTTTATTTTTAGGTCTGGACATAGTTCCCCCTTAATCCCGGCCGCGCCGGAGGTGTTCGTGTATCGCCACGCGGACGACGGTATTAACGCTCTCGCCTGCCTCGGCCGCGACCTTTGCGAGTTCGGCTTTTACTTCCGCAGGAACGCGGACGACAAACGGGACGAGGGGCTCGACGCGCCTCGGTGTAGTGGGTTTCCC